GCTAAGAAACTTCTCATTCTCTTGATCGTTGATACTGTGATGGCAGATTTTGACGCTAACTGCGATGCTCTGCGTTTCCCCACGGCAGTGCCACAAGAACCCCATCCGTTCTTCTCCGCCCATTCTAAGGCTCTCTTAGCGTTGTTCGCCACTCCATCGGGGTAGTCTGCATAGGACTTTAGCTTAAGTGTATTGTCTCGCAGGTGATCGAATATTTCTTCTAGCATTTCTGTAGCTTCCTCTTCAGTTACAAATTCACTAGACATCGCCACCTTATCAGTAAAGTATCCCTCTATAGAGAATCCTTTTACCTTACCGGTTTTAACATAGTCATTCCATACCTCATCATTGTTTACTTTCATAGATACCATCCATGTTCCAACGGGTAGTTCCATGTCGTACTTTCTTGACTTATCATGAGTCTCGTCTTCAATAATCCAGGACTCAACAACAGATAAACCATGTAATTCTGCTTCATGCTCTAGTGTTGATTTGTTTTGGTTTCCACGCATCAAAAACAATTCAGAAGCCTTTCTAACTGTATCTTCTGAAAAGTATATATAATACTCTTCATCTTCGCTCTGGCGATAGATATTTTTATTAGGCACTAAGGCTGCACCCATGAGAATGCGTTTTTCCTTATCTATCTCAGCCAATTCAATCTTATGCTCCTTTGAAAGGGCAATAAAGTTTTCCTCAATGGCTGGGCGATCTACTATTGAGATTGCCTCTATTCCAGAGTACAATGCTTCTTCGTCAATTACTAATTCAACTATTCTCATAACTATTAACTATTTGATCCTGTTCTTACATTTCTATAAAATTCATCTAGAGTATTTAAAGCTCCTTTCGCACTAATGTAGGCGGGTATCGGTTTATCTAATTTACTTGATATATCCACCATGAGTAAATCTAACGGTGATGCTCCAACTACATTAAATGCTGGTGCTTGTACATTAACTGAAGAACCTATTCCAGATACATCTCCACTGCTTAGTATTGATTTTGCTTGGTTTACTGCTGAAAGTAGTGTGGCTACTTGAGCTGCATATGTTGCTGCCGCTATAAAAGGGGCTGCTGGTCCAGTACCTTGAGATGCTTCCTGGGCTAACCTAAATCCTTGAATCATACTAACAGAAGTGTTTGCTGCAATAGCTGTTAAAGAAAGGGCTTTCTGTAGGTCAGAACCTTCTTTAGCGAGTCTAGATGATTCTTCCATTATATCTGCAATACTACTGGCTAGTTGTAGTTTAGAGGCGAAAACAGCATCATCTGTTTCCCTAGCTATTCTTTTTGTTTCTTCACCGTAGGTCTTTTCTAGATTTATCTTTTTCTGAATTAAAGCTTCGTAGGCGTCTCCATCAATCTTAGCTCTAGCTATTTTTGCGTTTAAATTAGATAAATCCTGTTGGAATACGGAGTCTAATAATTTTTGCTCTAATTGCAGCTGAGTACTTTTTTCTCTAGAATACTCCTGTTCGAATGCTATTCTATCTTGAATACCTTTTATTGATTCATCAGCAAACATTTTTAAATCATCCAACCTTTGTTGATCTATGAGCTCTTCTTGCATTCTACCGTATGAACCTAAAATAGAAGTGGTTGTTTTCTCAAATTGTACTCCTAAGTCTTGTATTGTCTTTGTATATTTTCTATTGGCATCAGCTTCCGCCTTAGTAAATTCAGTTATTATTTCAGCCTTTTGCTTTTCAGTTTTAGCCCTATCTAATAATGATTGTTTTCTTAAATTAAGGTCTAAAATATATTCTTGATATCTTACTTTTTCATTCTCTAGAGCAGTTCTAGCCCTTAGATTTAGTTCTTCAATAGCGAATTGTTTTTGTAGGTCTAGCTTTTGTATAGCCGTTCTTTTTACTAGACTTAATTCTTTTTTTCTAGCTTTTTGAGCATATCTATCAAAATCATTTAGTCTTGTTTCATACAATTCAAAAGTAGCTTCTCTGTCTAATTTAGCAGCTCCTTTCTTTGTTTCCAGGTCAAATAGCTTTTCTAATCTAATTTTTTTCCTAAGAAGCTGAAGTTCTTCGGTAAGTGCTGTCTGTCTGTCGGCTGTATTTTGCCTAAGCACTAAATTACCTTCATCATCTACCCTACTTAATCTTTCTCCAACAATAGCTAATTGTCTTCTAACCTCTAGCAATTCTCCAAACTTTTTTCTAAGTTCGTCTTGAGCAGCAACGCCAGATAATATTTTATCTTCCTCAAACATATTATCGCTCCATACAGTCAATGTCGCTCCCTCTTCTATAGCGTCCATAGCTCTCTTAAATTCACTAAAAGAGTCAGCTAAAAGCATATTAGCGTCTGCTCCAAGTTTACCTACGTTACCATATTTTTCAACTGCACTGGTTAAATTCTCATATGTACTAATCTGTGCATCTATGCTTTTAGTAGCATCATCCATAGCTTTCTGGAACTTATTAACCTCCTTAGTGCTATCGCTGAAGTATGCTATAATCCTAGGTAAAAATGATATTAGTAACTGAATACCAATCATGACACCACCAGCACCTAACAATGAATCTCTTAATTGTTTAAATGATTCTACGGCACTACCATTAGTTCGAACAAAACTTTGTGTTAATGAAACTACCTGTGATAAGTTATTTGCAATCGCTGTAAATCCAAAACTAGCATCTGAAGCAAGTCGCCCAGTTTCTAATAAGATGGCGTTATTAAGACCAGCTTGTGCTCTAGCAGATTTATTAGCTCCTGCTGCACGCATTTGAGCTGCTGCTAGTTCTTGAACCTGTAGTTTAGTAGACTTTCTTTGTAAGGCTAATTTTTGTTCGGCAGTTAGGGCTTGAAGTTCAGATTGCGTAAGCTCATCAAAAGACTTAGCGTACAAATCATTTGAGGCTTTCGCTCCGTCAGTAGCTTTTTTTACACTACCTAATCTAGCCTCTGCTTTACCAGAATTTACATTTATACTAACGAGAATTTCCTGTGCCATGGTAAGTACGTTTTAGTGATTGTTTAACTTCAGCCATGTTACTCACAGCCTTATACTTGCCCTTGGCAATATCTATATTCTCTGATACCCCGTACCAGTCATTAGAATTAAGTAGTTCTATTATTTGCTTTATCATTATATGATTTCGTCTGAATTAAGGTTTATCAGTTCTAAACTACTTTTACCGGTAGTTAGATTTATCTCTAATGAATTAATCCTATATACGGTATCTTGTATCTTAAGTTGATCATTGAGCTTATAGTTGACAATAAAACTAGGGGGAAGGAATGCTTCAAATTTATGCAATCTCTTCTTTTGATCTAAAATCATCTTAATGAAGTTTCTGTAGAATAAAGCATAAAGAGAATTTAAACCTACAGCTCCAGACCATTCATCTAGGTCTGTTCCGAAGTTGAGGTAGTATGTCGCCAGTAAATCATCATCATCAATATCATCTGATACAGATGAGTCCTCATTACCATTAGAAGGTCTAAAATAAGTCGATACAGCCTCTACATCATCTATAGTATCGTTAAAGTTAATGAGGTCTGTAGTTGTTGTTTTTATTCCATAGAACAATAACGGCTTAACATCTTCTGGGTCATAATTACCTTTTGGTGCTACAATGTCGTTAGTATTTGAATAATTAGCAGCAGTAGTAGTAAAACTACCTCCAGCAGCATATCCCCACTGTATATCTGTTCCTAATATTCTCTCATACTTAAAATGTGAGAAAGGTACTTCTATGTCATAAACATCTTTATGGAAGAAGTGACCAAATTCAGATTCTATCGCATTATTTGCATTACCGAATATCTTACCATTAGCTATAGTCTTATGTTGTTCCATTAAGATGATATTGGTCTCTTCATACTCAAAGTTAATCTCTCTAAATGGAAGCATAGTATCTACATCGTGCATAGAAACATCTATGTACTTAGTTATATCTATAGTGCCATTAGAGTTATTATTTACGGCATCTGCATAATAATCATTATAAGTCATGATTTTAACTACATTTGGAGTTCCTACTCTTAGAGTAGTGCTAGTGCTATACTCTGAATCAGTTTCATCATCTATAATATAAGCCACTAGATTAAACATCTTAAATAGTCCATTGATAAAGTCTATTATCTTAATCTCTGGTATTTGTTCGTTTATAAATACTTTAGAAACATCTGTATCAAAAGAAGTTGAATTAAACATCTCTTCTTGGTTATTAGCACCTATATTTTTTCTATATATAGCTGGCTTAACACGAGTGTTCGTCATGGCTGTCTGAGAAGAGAATTCTATTTTATATCTTTTAGCATCATCACCAGCAGCTAATACTGGTAAATTGAATATACAGTTATACGTTCCTTTTCCAGAGGATACTTGAACATTTCCTGTATCAATATCTACTAATTTAACTCTGTAATTTATATTTTCTTCACCAGAAGAAGGTATAACCCTAACATAGAATCTAATTCTTCCGTTTTCGTTGTCTCCGTAAAAACTAGCAGCAAAAAATTCATTTTGATGATCATATACGGATTCTACGTTAATTATTTCATCGTCATCACCACTAATGTAAAAGAAACCGTAGTCAACGTTATCTACAACAGGACTAGTGAAGTCAGTGTATCCAGTTGCTATTTTCTTAAAGGCATAATCATCTTCACCCTCTTCACCATATATATTACCAGCCTTGGGACTCATCCACATATATAGATTCGCAATAGCTTCATTATGCTTAGATAAGAAATCTTTAGTTCCAGAAGTATCATTAGGAATAAGCACTATATCATACTTCTCTTCTATTAACTTTATAAGCTGATATATCTTTATAGCGGGTTTTAAGTCGTACTGTGATATACCTCTTTTATGATACCTGTCTATATCATTTCCTGTTGACGGTATATATAGGTTGCCATCAAAGTTTTCTTCGTCTGTGTTACCAATAGTGTCATCGTAGAATAACCTTTTCTTTGGCGTTATAAGTGGGTATATTAAGGCTTCAGCATCTCCGTCAACTGTTTTACCACTCTTAAATATAGATTTAACTTCTGAATAACTAAAGTCGTGATGGAAGTCAGAGAAATCTAATGATGATAGTAAATCATCTCTAAATATATCCTTCAATGTAGCAATACTGCCATAGAATACTATTTTGTAAAACATGGGTTTATTATCCTTCATGTTTACAGAACTAAGAAACATTTTACCTCTTCTATATGGAAGACTGTTTATTTCAATAAAAGCATCCTGTCGAAGCCTAGCATCAAAATATCCGGTAGATATATCAAAGTTATAAAAGTGCTTAAATACTTTATTATTAGTAGATGAAGCAGGTACTGTAAATGATTGAGTAAAATCAGAATATATAGTTCCAATGTCCTTAGCTTGCTTAATAGATGAGGTAACCTCTATAGATTCGTCATTATATAAATCTAATCTAAAATCTTTAAGATTGCCAGAGCTATCTAGACCTTTTAAGTATATCTGTACCTCTCTCATTAACGAACACTTTGTATAAGTTCAGAATCCATATCAAACTGTAATTCATAGTTTATCAGCTTATCGTATCTTCTTGTTTTTATATCAAGTGAACCAGTTACTACATTTATTGGAACGGCTAAATCGTAAGATGCATTACTAGGGCTACTCTTAAATTTATCATGGATATATACAAATTCAGACACCATAAGTTGCTTTATTACTTCTCCATAGCTTTCATGGATAAATCCAGTGTTCATTGTAATCTGTTCTCGACCTTGGTTTTCAAGGTATACATTTTGATGATCTGATATATTGTAGTTTACTACTGTACCATCAGTTTTGAGGGTGGACTTTTTATAGCTTTCTCTTTCTGTTGAAATGCTATCTTTTTTTCTAGCGAAGAACCATATATCTTGTATTACACCGAATTTATTTAGGAATGATATTTTATGAGGGATATTTTTACACTCATCTATACATTCTATTTTTATGCTTTGAGTAGTTCCGTCTGCAACAGTAAATTCTACTTCATCTGTATCAGCCGGGGCTAAACCTTCATTTACATTAGAATCAGACTGTGAAGTAACACTGGCTGTTTTATCAATAGTTATAACATCATTTATTGATGGGGCTACGTTTATAGATTGGGCGATAGTAAAAAGACTAGCATTACCTAAGACAGAGGTTTTAAGTGATGAACCATCAGCCTTATACTGAACTTCTGTAGCACCTTCGTCATCCTTTGAGAATGTGTAGATTGGTACATTTATAGGCTCGCCACATTGATTATTTATAACGGTATTAGATATAAGAAGACCTTTTGATAATTCTGGATTTATACCGTCTGTTATTTCACCATATCCTCTAAATGCTAGGTTTAGTCTAGTGTAACTATCAGTATTTTCATTATCATATGTTCTTGTTACCCGATAGAATACCCATTTAGTTTGTTTTATATTGTCATAGTTACCATCAAATTCTATATCGATATAATCCTTGACAAGCTCAGATATTTCAAACGTTACTGTTTGTTCACCATCAATAGGTGATTTAGTTATCGTGTACTCTGGATATTCTGGTATATTATCAGATGCACCACCGTAAATATAAAGTTCTAATTTTGCGTTATCTAGATTTGCCATGCTTTTTATATTTTAGGTATTATGAAAAATTCTGGCGTAATTGATTGCTTAACACTAGTTACATTAGATGAATTTACAGTTGCTAATATTGCTTGACTAGATAGTTCCGTGGAATTTGATCCGGTGAACTTGATTGTAAATTCAGAAGATGCTCCATACAACGTTCCNTTTGCATGAATAGCTGTTAGGTCATACCCATCACCATTACCCATTATCGTAAGTGTGCCACCAATATCTACTATTGGATGTCTAGTTATCACAACGCCCATTGTTATTTTATCGGTATTACTATATGAAGTAGGTGTTGTTATTTTTATTGTGTTTGAACCAGAGTCATTTAATACTCCTAGACCCTCAAATTCTGTTTCTACTTGTGGTCTTGAGGCAGGGTTAGAAGGGTAATAAGGGTTCTTAAAATAGCTAATTTGTTGTGCGTTAAGATATACAGATGGTATATTAAGTAAACCACGCATGAAATTTATATTACTTGAATTGTATAGCATATATGAGTCTGCATTATTCCCTGCTATAGGTATGGCAGAATCGCTAAATATAAATCTTCTAGTTCTTCCTTCACTTCCAGTTACAGAGCCGTTATATGCGTATGCATCACCAACAGAAGTTCCATTTACCGTCATTGGCACGTCATAAATTCTTGTTCCGCCACCAGAAACATAACAACTTATAGAAAGGGCAAAACTACCATCACTAAGTGCAGGAGCAGTAGCTATTGCTGGGCAACTCAATGAAAACCCATAGGTAGAATCAGTAATTATTGGGTGTTGTATTTCTAACATTATATCATCATCTGAAGTAGATGTATATGTTGCAGTTACACTTACTCCGTTTGGATTAGATGCGGCAGATGAAAGAGAACCTGGGGATACAGAAGAAACAGCAGATATTAGTTGAGTCTCATAGGTGTCTAAACCAGCTAATGTAAGAGATTGACTGGATAAGGTGCTCTTTAACCCTATTCTATAAAATATAGGGGTTTTGATACTAGAGAATGAAACAGTATAGTCCCCATTACTACGACCTAATGCAGATATATTATATTTTTTTATACCTACAAATTGACCAACACTTTTGTTTGCACCACATAAAAATTCCTCTTCAGTAACTTGGGTTTCAGTTGCATCTGTATCTGCATCATCTCCTATGATTACGTCATCTGGTTCTTCATCTACTATTTCTGCTGCAGATTTACCTACTGTGATATAGTAGGGGCTTCTTACATTTATTTTCTTAATATCATATGCCATTACACAAATCTTACGGTTTTACCTTTTAAATCAAATCCTGCCTCCTTTAGAATATCCTCCACACTCTCTTTTACATCCTCCACTACAGGAGCAATGACCTTTAGGTTTCTTAGGTGGCTTTCTACGGTTCTTGTTATAAACCCTGTCGGTTCGATTCCCTGGGTGTTTATCTTGTTTGTTATTCTTTTCGCTATATCTAGTATTGTTGGATGTGTTGCTGAATACTTTGAGTAGTTCGTTGTCCTGTTTCCGTTGATGTCCTTGTACCCTAGAGGCTTGCTTACTATCCATTCAGCTATTTCTGTTACATTTGCACCGCCAGGTGGTGTTCCTCCAGAGTCAATATTCTCTAGATAGTCATCCCCAACGATGTCTATTCTTAATCCGTTACCTAAGTCTTGTTTGTTGTATTGTATTCTTTGTGCTGATTCGCCAGTGTTATTTATAACTGGGTTTAGAAATCCCCTAGCAGTCCTACTTTGAACAGGAGCGTTCATTCTCTTACGCAATAGCATCATTAGCTTCTTAGCGTAGTTCTCCATGTAGGCTTCAGTATTTCTAATCTTTATGGACATTGGCTTCCGTCAGCGTTTATTAACGCCATATCATTGTTAGGTATATTTATATTAACCGTCATCGACCATCCTGTTACTTTGTTCTCGAAACGATCCTCAAATAACTGAGCCTGTGGGTTACCTTCAATCTCATACATCTCATCATATAAACCACCCCTACGAAGTGTAGACTGTAGTCCATTCACTACATTCAGAAGTGTGTTATGAATATCATGGGTATTGTCTAATCCAAGGTGAGGGTCTGTCTTATCTAGTTTGTTGTCTTTATCCTCGTCAACGATATCCATTACAATTACATTGAAGGATGCAGTCATAATGTACTCCTGGAATGTAACGCTACTAAATCCAACGTGGGCTAGTGGGAAGATTGTTTGCTTAGATAGGTCTACCTCTAGTAGGTCGCCAAACGTAACAGTATTGATGGAGGCATTCCCGTTGAGGTAGGCGTATAACTTATCAATTAGGTTGTAATAGGTTTTCATGATTTATATTGTTTCTTTATCATATTTGCTTCTAGTTCATTCTTCTCCTTTTCAAACATAAGGAACGTTAGACAGTGATGGAGTGCAAGCTCGGTAACTTCGTCAAACCTTCTGACATCTCCTTTAGCGAGTGTATAAATTGATTGATACCAACCCCACTTTTCTCCAAAGCCATCTTCACTTGAGATGTTGTATCCGGATTCTTCTCCAGTTGATTCTGTATATAGTTCAGCATAGCTTTTGACAATTCCATCCCTAAACGATAAAAAAAAACCATCGATCCCATTACTACACTTAGAGGCATTTCCTTCATGAGCTCTTGTATCTCTTCTGAGGGCTTATAGGGGGCAATCGTATACTTATCCTTACTCTTAAAGTTTACTGGGCGATAAAGAACCGCCATAGCCTTATGCATGTCTTGCCACTCGCCTATGTAGCTTTCGCAGTCTATATATTCGCCAAGACTCATATCATCCAGCTTAGGAATGAATCCCATGTCAACATCTAGTAAATCAAACCTAGTGGTAAGGTCGTAATCCCTCTCAAAAGCCATTTTAAGAGCTTCTAAGAGCTTTTCTATGTCCATGATGGGTATAGAGTCCACTAACTCATATTCGATGCCGCAGAACGCTTCTATTAGCTTCTTATTCATTTCATGGGCATCTTTCTCTTCATCCATGTCTTTTGTCGCCTCCAGGTAATTCTGGTATTGACCAAGGGTAACCTCGGCTAGTGAGTCTGGTACAATTAACTTTACTTCCATATTCTATATCAATTAACTTTATTTGCTGTGTGTGTATCTCTGTAATCCTGCATCTGTCCCAGTGGCATATCAATATATAATTATTATATACAGCGATTATTATGTACTAAATTATATGTATACATAATTATATACATATAGGTATATAAAATCTCTTTGATATCCTATATATAATTATATATATAAAGAACTGCCATTTGGACAGTTGGAAAACGTCAGTTGGAGTAGTCAAAATAGTGGCAATATAGTTCCCATATCTTACTAAAGGATTCTACTCTTTTATATTTTTTTGGTGATTGTATTATTGTTCCGTTGTTGTTTATCTCAATGGTATATTCGCCATGATTATCTGGGATTGGGTATATCTTAATTCCGTTAGCTAAACACCACTGCATACAAGCATGCATATCGATGCGATAGATCGGGTAGTATTCAGCCTTTCTTCTTTTCGCCATAAACCAAAGATACGATAAAATCCGTTAACAGAGTGTCAGTTGGAAAAGGTGTTGTGTGTGGAGAGTAGGGTAATAATGGTAGTTACGTTGTTCCCTGTGAGAGTTGCCCCGGTTTTGTCTCATGGTTGGGGCTGTGGTTCGGGTTCTGGGGCTGTCTCTGGTGGGGTGTATTGGATTGAATTGTTTGGGGTGGGGTTTGCGATTGAATTAATAAAACGAAGCCTATTTTCCCCCTCCTTTTAAACTTGCTTCCTCTGGTTCTCAATGCTTTACAATTTACAGGATACAAAAAAAGCACCCTATTAAGGTGCTTAAATTTTAATTGTTGGTTGATTAATTTTATTTTAGTAGTCTTCTTTTAGTTGTTTTATTTTGTTCTTTGCGTCTCTTATTGTGCCGTCAATTGACAAATAGTAGTTTACTATCTCGTTTTCTATATGTTGAAAGTTCCAATGCCTGAAGCGATCCTTTGTTAGTTTCTCTAGATCATTTTGAATATTCAACCCGCTTTTGATCTTTATTTCAATATAAAATTGAATTAGGTTTTTTCTGTGTTTTAGTTCCATTAATACAAGTTTTTATTTCTTAATGCTTCCCATATTACCGCCTGAAATTTGAACCCGTCAATTTGATTCTTTTGGGCTTCTTCTATAGTTATTTCTTGCAATTTATCGTAAATTTTAGGCGTTAAACCGCTTTCAATTGTAGCACCAAAACAGGCGCGTAAGTGCCATAAATCAATGGTCACAAAATTAGCGTCAAGGCGGGCAATGTTATTGACAAAGGCAAAAGTTTTTTTGCTGGTGGGCTTAATTTGCTCAATACCTTTGGCAATATTAAAAGCCTTTTGTTTATTCTTATTAAAGGTACAAACTTTTACCGCTTCAGGGCTTTTTTTAAGCCTTACCGCCCTTAATACGTTTGAAGCGTCTAAAATATTGCGCTCCCATTTATTACGGGGCGAAAGGGCAGCAATTACACCAGCAATTTGTTCTAAGGTGAAAACGTTTTTATTGTCTTCTTGCAACTTCAAACAAATTTCGTGGGCGTTTAAGTACCAATTTTTACCGCTCTTAATATCGCTTTTATTAGCTTCTTTAAATAGTGTATTTAAATTTTCTCTTACTTTCTTAATTTTGTAGTAAGTTAGTTTAGGAAGTTTTATTTTTTTCATTTTCTTATGTTTTATAGTTTTAAACCGTATTGTTTCAAGTCCTCTAAATTATTGAATATCTCTTCTTTTGTTGTATCGTTTTTAAGTTCATCAACAATATATTGCAAAGCGATTAAGAATTCCTCTTTTAGCTTTATTTGATCTATTAGTTCAAATGTTTTTTCCATTATACATTAGCTTTAATTAAGTGATATCCTAAAAAATAAAAGATAAAAAATAGTGCAAATAAGATTTGCAAAATTTGAGCCGTTGAAAATAGTTTTTCTGTTTTGTTGTTTTGTGTTTTCATTTTGTTATTGTTTTAGTTAATCTTGATACAAATATAGATCGGTTTTTCCACCTGACAAAGGAAATAATGCGTTTTTATGCAATTTAAAACCGTTCTAAATAAGCCCTTTATATATATTAAGGAGTAAACAAAATGCAACATTTCGCAAAATAACGCAAAACCAAAAGTACTATGCACGCATAGCATATTGAAAAAAGAAACCCCCTATTGAATTCACAGAAGGGGGTATTGAATTGCGTGGAGTGGGTATTGAATTCATAGACCGGGAAGCCTATTGAATTCAGTGGTTAAGGTAGATTGACAAATTTATGATTAAACAATTCACTATCTAATGATTTTATATAAGATTTTCTTATTTCATTAAAATCACTAATATTTCTAGACCAACCAATAAACCATTCCATATAGTGTTTAATTTCATCAATCACTTTTATATAGTTCTTAGTATAGTCTCCTAAATAATTATACCTCATATAGTACAAGTCTTCCTCATCAGCTATACAATTATCAAAGTTAGCACAATATGTTGCTTTACCAGTTGATAAATCCTTTTCTAATCTAATGTCTGTTTCGGGTATATTATAATACACTGTTTCATTTTGTTCTGTTTGTTTTAATTCCATGATTTTTATAATTTTTCTTCTAGGTTATACATCCATTGTTTATGTACGGGTAAGCCAGGTTTACCCTCCGGCATCAATCCCTCTAAGGTTTTGATGTGCGTATCAAGCAGTGATTGGATCAATGCTATCTCTTTTTCTTCTAATAGAATGGCTACTACTTCTTCACCATTATCGTTTATGTATTTTCTCATAATTCTCCAAATTTCTCAGTGAATAAAACTTCTGTATATGTATCTGTCCAGTCTATGTACTGAGCTTGTAATTGTCTAGCACATTCAAATACAGCATCCTTGGATAAACCATGAGGTGTCTCCTTTGCCAAAATATTTACTGTGTGCTTTAATTCATTATCTCCAGCGTAAACTTTTATAATGGCATCTCCAAACCATTCATCATCTCTACGCTTTTGATCTAGGCGATCATCTCTACCAGCTAATAAGCTGATAAGCTCTAGCTTACTTTTGCTGATTAAATCGTCCCAAATGTAGTGATACTTCTCTTTTAGTTTTAGTTCCAGTAGTTCTTTTGATTGTTTCATCTCGTTCAAATTTATTTATACGTTTAGTTTTCTTTAAGTTGTGTAGGAATTGTTCTCGTTTCATATTTCCTCGTAATCAACATCAATTAGTTTAGAAGGGTCTAAGGTGTTGCCTTCCGACACCAGCCTGTAGTTTCCATTATCATCTTCGGCATAGATGTCCTTTCTAGTTAGGATTCTATCTCCGTAATCGTAAGTGTATTTAAATAGGTACATATTATATCTGTTCAAATTTATAGACTTCTCCATTAGCTTTGATTTGCTTAACAGTCTCAACATTGAAGAATCTGTAGTCCTTCTTTTTCATGTCATAGACATTGATGAGGTTCTTTTCCCTCATGTCGAATTTCATACCTTTGCCAGTAATACCTTTGGCTACACCTCTGCGTGCAACCATGGTTCGCTCTTCACCAGTAGTTCTTTTGGTGAATACTACTGAGAATATTTTCCCAGTATCAGTCAGTTTGTCTAAGTAGTCGTAAAGTAATTTTTCCATAATGTTATACGTTTATGTCTGCAATATATAAATTATTTTGCAACTGACAAAATAAATATAAAAAAAAGTCCTCGGATTGCTCTAAGGACTTTCTTACCAAATATTAACTAAATCTATCAAACAATGAAAAAACATATTCATCACTGCTAATATATAAAAAAATTATTTAACTACATACATTCCTTTTGGATTTGTTCTAACGAGTAGGTACTCGATTGCGTACCTCATGCTGTCGACCCCGTGGTTATAGGAGTCCCTGGGCTTTATACCTCTGATGTCCCATACATAATTATTGAATTCTTTGACAAGGTTGTTCCCCTCTAGATTTATATTATAGTCCTGCATTAAAGCAATACCCGTTGCGATTGATCCTTTCCTCTTAATGGTTCTGGTGACGTTTAAACCTCTGGTGGCGAGTTCTGCGGTTAACCTAGGCTCACTGTTATCCATTACAATTAACTCCTTCCCTGCGTAACGGTTACACAATTCATATATGTTGGAGGTGACCAATCCTTTCTTATAGAAGTGTTCCTTCACCCAGATAATCTTTCTGTGTTTGTCTACTGCTACTTCAGTAAGGCAAGTTTCGTCCCTGGAGAATCCTATGTCTAAGCCAAAGCACCTAGTAGGTATCTCATGATTGAACTGACCAATCTGCCAATCCGTAAACACTACACCTTCTGCCTTCTGTAGCCACCCACCTAGTATCTGGTGTTGGTATTTCTCTGGTCTTCTTGTCGCCATGGTTTCAACCTGCTTCACAAAAGACTCCGATAGATTGTCAACGTTATCTCGGTAATCTGTGTGTATATAAGTTACATTATCCTTAGTGCCATTGAATCCATCTGGGATACCTCTATTCTGGAAGAACCTCTGGTATATCCAATGCTCCTTTGTAGTGGGGTTTAGAATTAACAGGACTCGGTTCTTTGCGTCCTTTGATCTAATTGAGTAGTCTATCTTATCAAAGCTCTCTTCGTCTATAAGCTCTTCTGCCTCATCCAATACAAATGTATTGATACCACTAATCGACTTAAGTTTCGCTGTCTGGTCTCCAGAGGCTGTCTTGATACCGGAGAAGTATATGAAACTACCAGTGGCTTTATTCTTGATGTCATACTTAGTTACGTCAAAGTTATCCCTAGCTCCCATTAAATCTATCTTCTCCAGGAATTCTGGGATAATGGACATTGAAGCTGAAGACATAGTGTATCGTGTAAACAATACTCCTATGTTCTGTTGATAAGTCAAAAGGTTCAGAAATACCGTTGCTGCAAACGATTTCCCAGAACCTCTTCCTCCTGTAATTACAAAGTACCTACTGTCGCTATTAAATAGTGGCTGATACTTTGGGTGTAAACTTAGACTGCTCATAACTGTATAAGATTTCTTTCTTTATTAAATACGCTTTCTTCTCCTTATTATCTCCCTTAGCTGTAAAACTGTAAAGCCTTAGGTTATTTTCCTCTATACATTTTCTTATCATATCTGGTAGCATCCAATGAAATTCATAGCCATCATGGATAACCCAGTAATCTGCTTTGGTAGTTGATAGTGCAGAAGGCTTTCCATTGAATTCAACTTCTATCACTATATTACCTGTGTACTTACTTTTCTCGTCACTCTTAACCTCAACAGACTTTTGAACTTCTGGAACATATATATCCCAGTCCTTAAAATACCCATCAACAATATATGCCTCTGGATACTTCTTGTTTATATGGGATAGAACCATTTCCTCTATCTGTTTACCCCTCGCTAGATCATTGTGAAACGTTAGCATTTTTTACCTAATTATTCTATTATTAAGAACGTAATGTAAAGAACCCTTAGAAGGTATGTTGAATTCTTTCATAGTCTTCTTGTAGGAATTGCCATTACTATTATGAAAATCAATAACCTCTTCTGGATTATATTTTATTGTTTCTTTAGTAGCTTTAATAGCATTAGCAATCCTATCTTCTTTAGGTCTATCCATTTGATTATCCCTATTAGTTCCTATAGCTATATTATCTATACTATTATTGGTTTTATCACCATCCAAATGTCTAACCATAATGCCTTTATAATAGATAGCTTCTCCATACTTTTGATAAGCCTGTAGTCTATGTGTATGAATAACGCATTTATTTCCAGATATTTTAATACCAAATCTATGATAACCAGTATTGCTTAAAGATCCTATTTTATCACCTTTAGGATTTAATAGCACCCCCTCATTACTGACTTTATAACCTTTGTTGTGAGCTATAACCTCATAACCTGCAAACTTAATTTTATTGTGTGTCTTCATGTTATTTGATTTAAGTTTGTTTACTTAGCTTTTCTAATCTTTCAATTCTTTCTAGGCATAGAACTACTATCATCTCCAGTCGTTCTATCTTGTTCTTCATTTCTATTAGTGTCGATTCTTTCATTCTCTGGTGTTATATCTATTGTTTTAGGTTTGGCGAAATCTATCACAGGTATGTTCACTTTTGTGTTGATATCAATCTGTTGCATCTCTTTCGGTTTACCATATCTATAATTCATGAGATAATCCCAGTGCTTCGCAGAACCACCCTTCGCCATCTTAGCTACCTCGATCCACATTTTCTCTTCACTTCCAAATACTTTCTTCAGTGCAGAAAGGGTTAGCCTAGTTATATCTTTATCAGCAATCCTTCTTGGACGTCCTTGTCCCCTGGAGATTCCCTTTACAGCTCCATTGTTTCTTCTTCCGTCTAATTTCTTTGGTTTATTTTCCTCTGACATTCTATTCAAATGTTAGCATTAGCATTATTATTATCGCCCCTATTAGGTAAAACATACGCTCTCTTTTTTAGTTCATTGTTTTCTCTTTGTAGTCTTATGTTTTGGCGTATTAAATCCTCAACATACTTTGCCTTATTGTTCTTATCAATATCTTGTTTAATAAGTTCGCAGGCTCTAATGTAATCGGTCTCGTTCCAAAGTAGAAAGTTATTATAGGTCTTTGTAATGGCATGAAGGGCTGTAGCATGGTCTTGACCTAGGGTGTTACCTATCGCCTCTAGACTCATACTGGTGAGCTCCCGACATAAACCATAGTAAAGTGCCCTGGAGTAGACTTGCTTTCTACCCCTATACAATCTACCGGTATTTTTATTCCTCTCTAATAAATTCACTCTCATCACTTGTTGAACTCGATTCCGAATCATCATCGCTTTTTCTTCGCAGTTTCTCATAATCTATATACGCTTCTAATATTCCTTGACAGCATTCATACTGTTCTGTTTCTTCATAAAATTGTCTTAGTAAACTAATATCAGTAGGGACTAGTAGCCCAGTTGTAAGGGATATAAGTATATCCTGGTAGCACTCGTCCTTACTGGCATAAATCATAGTATACCTTCTATATAATAAGGCTCAAAATGTGTTTGACCTTCTCTTATTGATCTGTAGTTTTCTATACCGTCCTCTACGATTTGTTTACCACTTAGGTAAAATTCTTCAGATACAGTAAAGAAACCAAATTCACCAGTAGACTTATCGACTGCAATAAATACCCAGTTAGTATAATCTATACCAAACAATTCAGTGTAGATATATACTTGTGCAGAATACCCATACTTCCAGGCGTCACTCTTAAACCACTTGATGTTTTGACAAGTCTTAAGGTCTGCTATGTAACCATCGCCTAGGATATCAGCCTTAGCCCTAAAACAAAACCCACCAATATTCCCTACAGCAGGAACTTCAGCCCTACTATGTTTAAGGATGTGATCCACCTTAGAGCAGGATAGGAAGGTCTCCGCAACCTCTTCCACTTTATCCTTATCTTTTTGGAGAAACACCCTACCATGTTCGGCTAGTGCTTCCTTCCATAAATTGCCTGCTCTTTTTGGTGCATCAACAAACTTCTGGTTTCTGTATACTTCTGGCTCTAGTACATACCAATGAAAAAGAGAGCCAAAGTCAAACGCTGGGTTTGGCTGACTCTCTCCACCTATAGACGCTAAATATTTATTCGGGTCTTTAGCCAAGAGTTTTATTGAAGAGGATGAGAGACTGTTCTGTCCCATGTACCCAAAATAGAATTCATCATCCTGCATCTTCTCCAGAAGTTCACTCTCATGCCAAGCCTTATCGTCTAGTGTAAATATCATACTATTCTCTATCTTCTTTTCTAGTTCTGTTGGGTTGGTATCTTTCGTACTGTTCTTGTTCCATCCAATGAAGTTGAGCTCTATGCTCCTCTCCTAATGGATACTCTTGTTGTAGCTTCTCAAATTCTCTCTTACTAAATCCCATAACTAAATTGTTTTAACTAAATACTTAATTGTCTTCTCCACTAAGTCTAATAAGAAACTTAATGGCTTCTCTAGAGATAAATAGATAACTAATAGTATTGTTTCAACAATGTAGAAAAATACCAGTAGCACTAATGCCATGGATAATTTGGGGAGCTTTAAGATTGTGTGTAATAGTTTCATAATGTTTTCCTTTTTAACAAAGCTAAACAAAATTATGGAACTGACAAATTATTTTTTAGGATTGAAGTTGTCTTTCCAGATCCCTTGGCACACAGCGAATCGCTGATCACGGTCTTTGAATTCGCTAATCATCTTGGCGTTGTTCATGCATCTAGCGTTAAAATCCTTTTTTTCTTCGTACTTCTTAGGTTGCATCTTTAGTGGCATCGTCTATTTGTTTTATTAGTTTCTGTAGGTATAGTGTTGAATCCATGAGTTCTTCCTGGAGGTGCACCAGAAAAGCCCTATAATCTTCCTTAGATTCTTCTAGCGTTGTGCCATAAGTCTCTATACCTTTATAACTGCGTTCTTTATATTTGTACAGCACCTCATCTACAATAGCGTCCTTCTTAATAGGAATTGTAGCGTCTGCATTCTCAAAATACTTTGTTACTGAATCGCTCATTGGTACTTGTCGTATATTTGTTTTACTTTAGCTTGTATGCGATTAAATTTACATGGAGTACACCCTCCAGTAATTCTTTCATTTTCATCTAGTATGCGATTGTGTATTTCAAACATACGTTTTTGAGCATCCACAGATATACTGTTTCTTTTCCTAGAGAACCATTCAGTAAGCCATTCGTACTCTTGTTCCGTAAACCACTTAGGTCTCTTATAAGGAAATAACTTATTAAGGGCGTCACGTCTTTCATCACAGCCACATGCCTCTTCTGTTACCCAGTCCACCAATGCTTTAACACCAGTGGCGGTAGTTATCTTCTCGATAGTGTCACCAAAACCTTTACTCTGTTTCTCGTGCTTGGCTTTCCAGGCTCTATATTCCTTTGTCCTTTTATCGCCCTTAAATTCTGTCATAATCTTTATTGTTTAAGTCTTCTATATCTTCTCCAAATTCTTCCCGTATCTTATTCTTGTTTGACTTCAGTGTATTGAATATAGAACTCAAACTGATGGTGGTAGCACTAGCAATGGCTCTCATGCTCATCTGGCGTTCAAAGTGTATCTCCCATAGTTTTTTATCGTACCAGTACCAAGTGTCTACTCGTTTCTTTATACTGTCTACAACTTTCTGTAGGGCTTTCTCTCTCTCGATATCCGCCTGTTCATAGTCCCTATTGTCCTTTAGCTCTATATATTGAACTGTCCTATTCCTTTTTTGTAGGGAAGTTAGGTATATATTTCTCATAGTTACATAAACGTAATATGTATTGATCTCATGCTCATTGTACATTATTCTTTCTGGCTCATCTACATACTTAGATAAGCGTATATACATTTCCTGTACAACCTCATTAGCTGTATCATCACTGCACTTGAATGATTTTGCCATGGCGAACCACTCATCATGTCTCTCACCTAATATGTCTATTAATCTTGCCACCAATGAAATGAAATACCAAAAAAACCAATAAACACTTGAATCATATATTCCGGTGATTCATCTTCCGGGTGGGGATCATCCTCTGGTTTCATATGGGTGTCCCAATAGTTAACACCAACACAAAGCCCATAAATAGGAAATAAGGTTACATACATATTGTTAAATTTAATCTGCATAATAAGGTTTGATTGTAGCTTCTATTCTTGGATTCTCTCGGTCTATTCCCATGTATTTACAAGTAACCTTCTTTACGATTTTTGTATTATCGTCTTCTATGCAACCATACTGAGTAAGAGTATCTTGAAAGAACTTATCAGCCACCGCTATTACATTCATAAGGTCTCGAGTTCTTTTGTCCGGTGCGTAGTATTCGTAGTAAATTTCTATCTCTCCAGAAAAAGAAAAGCCAAGGGAATCCTTGACCTGTTCTTTAAATATCTTCTTTATTTTGCCTCTTAACTGATAGTACCATTGGTTATACTGGTTAAGATTTAACTGGTAGCGATTCTTACCACTCAATATCCATATCGGTAATACTACGGTCTTTTCGGTTTCTGATTTCATCTACTTCTTTGAATGGTGTCTTACCACCATAATAATATCTTTGCTCTCTCACGTTAAAACTAATATCGTTTATCTCCTGAGGTATTCCTACGAGCTTCTGTTTCTTAATCTTCTGTGAACCAAAGGTAACTAAAGTATTTGAGAAATCCAAGGCACGCTCTGGACGCCATATAAACATTACATTGTCAGACTTATCCGCAAACGTCCCTCCACCTTTTATGCGGTTGACATCCGGTTTAATGTAACGCCCATCATTATCTTTTATAGGGGTTACCTGGTGTGCAACTAAGTGTATAGAAATGTTATAGTCTAAGGCAAATCTCTTAAGCTCACTCATGAATCTAGAGATATATAAATCTTCTCTTTCTCCTGCTCTTAACTTATGTTGAACTGTATTATAAGGGTCAATGATTAATGAACGTATTCCTTTTGTCTTCACTAGGTACTTAGCCCTATTGAATATAGAATCTAACTGAAAATCTTTCCTAGGGAATATAAGATAAAAATGCTTCTTTACAAATTCCATAGCTTCCTTATATTCTTCGATAGACATCTGTAGATTACCATGGTAAGGATCAGACGACTTACCAGCATACATTTCTATGATATCATTAAAGAAATCATTCATTGGCATATTCTCTGGCGAGAAAACAGCAAACTTCCACCCATCATGAAACGCCTTAAGTGTAGCTAATTGATTCAAGAATAATGACTTTCCTTCATTTTGATATCCAGTCCAGATATTCACCTCTCCATTACGCCACGTCCATGCTCGATCTATTGCACTAACATGGGTTGTTGAACCTCTTTCTAGTCCATTATGATATCCATCCAACATAGACTTCTCTACATCGCCAACATTAAAGATACCTTCCATCTTTGGATTAGAGGCTATTTTAAGCCTTTTCTGAAGACTTTCTGTACCTTCTGATAGTAAGACCTCATTAGCATCCTTAAATGGGCTTAAATCCACTAATAAACACTTTTCTGCTCCAAATCGTCTTACAAGCTCTTTCTGGAGTATTCTACCATTCTCATCTTCGTCTGTGGCGATGTATATCGTTTTCGCCTCATCAAATATATCGTAGCAGTTGCTAATGCACTCTAGTTTCTTATCTATGTTATTATCGCCCTGGTTAGGAGCACCCATATTAACAGAAGTATGGAATTGTATACCGGCAACTTCCCATGACAAAGAATCCATCTCTCCCTCACAGATTACAATGGTATCACTACCCTTACACCTATCGTAGTTAAATACAATAGATTCACCGTCCTTAGACTGGGTAAAGAATTTACCGTCTAGCCCTCTGGTTTTATAGTTCTTAATTTCGCCATCCATGATATATGGAAATAGTACATTACGATTATCCTTAGTGGATACTATCTTATTGGCGTTAATTACTTCGTTTGTTATTCCTCTTGAATTAAGAAACTCTCTGGCTTGATCAGTTAGCTTCTTCATGTTTTTCTTATCTGGCTTCTTGTACGTTTTCACTTGCTGTATATAATCTTCTTTAGTTTTTATTTTTCCTTTCCATCCACACTTATGGCAGTTATATAAGCCAAGGTGGAGGTTTACAGATAAGCAGGTGTCTCTGTAGTTTTCTTTACCGAGTTTAACACAATTTGGGCACTGTACTTTTTGTTCCTCTCGGTTACTCTTAAGTTGTATTCCTAAATCCTTGAATGTTTGCATATAATATATATATATATATAATTATATATACTTATTTATTTATTATATATAATTTTATGTATGATATGTCTTTTTGACAGTTGGATGAACGTAAATCTTACGATCCTTACCATACTTCCCAGTTGACTTTGTTTCTCTAATAATTAGATTCTTATCCTCTAAACTTAATAAAATACGGTACATGGTTCTATCCTCAATACCTAGGGTATCGCAAAGATGTTGGTTAGATGCGTAACAGTATTTTTTCTGTGATAGACTGCATAAGTACGATAAAACTGCATTTTCCTTGAATGAAAGTTTCTCGCTTGTAAAGTTGTTCTTAACGTTTACAAATTTAGTATTACTCATTTTAAGACGTTTTAAGAGCCTAAAAAGGGGCAAGATATACTTACCCCTTATAGACATGGTTAAACTAGAAAGGAAGCCCATCTCCTGCGTTCACAGTGGCTTTCTGAGTGTTATTAGACTTGTTGTCGTCTGGTTGATACTCATTTATCCATACGGAGTGTGTTTTTCCGTACTGGGTAACCTCACGGTTTTTCCCTACTGTTAGGCGAACATACTGCTCCCCGTTGTACTCAAAGAAGTGTTGGTCTATTTGACTCTTCTTCAATGAAAGATTAATGTAAAAGTCTCCACTCTGGACACCGTTACCGCAATACTTGCGTGGTTTTTGATCACTCATAATAACTAATTTTAAGATAATAATAATTTTTCAACTTCTTTGTTTATGGCATACTTCTGCTTTATATCAGCAATAGTAAAACCCTGGGACAATGCATTCTTAACCTTGTTAAAGTTCTCAGTGTTAGGCTTGAGTTCCTCTAACTTACTCACCATATTAGACTTATTACCATGGGTATTGGTTGCGTCTGCATCTTTAGTATCATCAATCAAGAATAGCCCGTTTAGTGCATACTTTCTAGCGTAACTACTACTACTGCCGAATGATTGAGAAATGTCCATACCCTTACGACTAGGGTCTATCCCAGCTTGTGCCTTAGCATGCACCTGGGACTTACCATCAGACAATACAGCACACGCCTCAATGAAAGGAATACCTGCAATGTCTTTGGTTTCATCGCTAACCGTTAAGGCTAACTTATGCTCCACCAGTAAAGGTTTTAATGCCTCTAAGATGTCTTCGCAACTCCGGTAGTTATACTTACCAAAGTTGTTTCTCTGATTCTTTGGTGCTTTCAATCTCCCTTGAATGTCCACCAGTTTTTCATAAATATTCATAGGTGCAATATAGTAAATATTTTGCATATGACAACATAATATAAAAAAAAGAGGGCTAACATATGTGCTAACCCTCACCTTCAAGGAAAACGTATAAACTGGGAGATTTACGAAAAATCTACACTACAAATGTAGTGAACATTATCGGTAATATTGTAATTGTTAATAACTACTTGTGATGTTTGTTTCCCATTATCTTTTCTGCCCCTCTAGAGCCAAAGTATCCCATGAAAACTAATTGGAGTAGCTCTTTTACCACGGATAGCTCTTCGATTTGCATATACCAGCCAATAATAAAGGCAGACGTTAATCCTACTAAAGTTAGGGGTCTTACGTTCTGGGCGAGCCATGATCCACTCTTAGCATCAGCTACCCAGCGTTTAGTGATGCCATCAAATTCATGTATCTCTTGATCTAATTTCTTGAGAGCAATTTCTTTATCTGCGTCAGACATATCCGAACCACCAATAAGGGCACGAACCACATTGCCGACAGGGGTATCGTTAGCAAGACCGCCAACAATACCGGGTATTTTCTCCAGTAGGAAACTTCCGACTTTAGTATCTTTAAAACGTTTTTTATTGCTCATTCTTTTTATGTTCCAGCCAGAGCTCCTGGGCTTGTTCTAAGGTTATAGTACCTTCTTGTAGTTGCTCCCGTATTTCATCATACGTCATACTACAGCATTCATATTCCAAATGAATGTCCTGTTTCGTTTCTACAGATTTCTTTTTGTTTAATGGATGTGCATTCGCAGTCATCACCGCAAACACCATCCCAAGTGTAATTATTTCTTTCATATCGTTTGTGTGTTTGAGTCTCTATCATAATATGTAGAGCGTGGGTTAGTGTGTCGATACTTTTTCGTATCTCTTTTAGTTCGTTTCTAAGTCCGTTAGACTTAATTTTTATTTCGTTGCTCATTTTTTCTTAGCAGGTTTATTTCTACCCTTTTTCTGCGCTCTAGTGC